CCTCAAGGGCGATGACCGCGAGGTTCCGGTATTTGTCCATCGCCTTCGGCGAGGAGGAAACCGGATTGATCGGGTAGGCTTTCAGGGCCTTGATGTCGGCTTTTTCGACCAGCGCGACGATTTCGGCAAGCTTCTTGCGGAACCGGGCGTGGGTCGCGGCCGAGAAATCCGGCGCCGCCGGGAGGATGCCGGCCTCGGCGTCGGCGGCGATCTGCGCGCGCTTGCCGAGGGCCTTATCGGCGGCGGGTTCCTTGGCAGCCTTCGCCGGCTTTTCCTTGGCGGGCTTTTCGGCCTTCGGCGCCTTGGGCGCTTTCGGGGCCTTGGCCGGCTGGCCGGAAATGACCGCCTGATTGCCGGCCGCATCAAAGGCGGTGATGACCGGCTTCGATTTTACAGTGGGGTGCTCGGTCGAAAGCATTTCCGCCAGCTGGTCGATTTCCTCGCGGCTGGTCGCCTCGATGGTGGCGTATTCGCCGCGGCCGAGGAAAAGCGAGGCGGTGAATTTGACCGCGTTGGCGATGATTTCGGCGTTGTAGGCTTCCGGCGAGGTCAGGTTCGGGGTGGTCATTTTCGGGTCCTTCCTTGGTTGCCGCGCCTCATTGGCGCGTGGTCAACGACTATAGAGACCGGGGCCGGAAGCAACTCCTAAGTGGTTGGTTTTGCAGTAAAAACGGTAAAACATGAGCAAGCGAAAACAAGCTGGTCGGCCGCCGCATGAGCCGAGCGAAAAAGACCGGAAAATGGTCGAGGTCCTATCGGGCTTCGCGGTGCCGACAAAGGATATAGCCGAGGTCGTGGGGATCACTCAGGCCACGCTATTCAAGCATTACCGCGATCAGCTGCGGCGCGGTGGCGCGCTCGTTCAAGCCAAGCTGGTCGCCAATCTCCTGCGGATCGCCAGCGGCAGCGATGGCACAGCGTTGAAGGCAATCACCTTCGCGCTGCAATGCCGCTTCGGCTGGTCGCAATATGTGCCGCGCCCGGATGGCGAGCGCGATCGGCCTCCCGGCAAAAAGGAAACTCAGCAGCGCGAGGCCGAAACCGCGCATACCGAATCCGATTGGGGCCGGCTGTTGAATTGACCGGCTGGAACTTCGCCTGCCCGGATTGGGAGCAACGGCTCCTCGCCGGTAAATCGCTGATCCCGGATTTGCCGCTGGACGAGGCCGAGGCGGCCCGCGCGGTGGATATCTTCAATAAGCTCCGCTTGCCCGATGTGCCCGGCCAGCCGCTCCTGCGCGATGCGGCCGGGGAATGGCAGCGCGATATCGTCCGCGCCATCTTCGGCTCAATGGTCGGCGACACGCGCATGGTGCAGGAGCTTTTCTGCATGGTGCCGAAAAAGAACAACAAGACGACCGGCGGCGCCGGGGTCTCGTTGACCGCCTTGCTGATGAATTCCCGGCCGCACGCCGAATTCATCTATGTGGGGCCGACGCATGAGGTATCCGACCAAGCCTTTCAGCAAGCGGTCGGCATGATCGAGGCCGACGATTATTTAAGCAAGCGGTTCCATATCGCGCACCACACCAAGACCATTCTGGACCGGCGCAACAAAGCCCGGCTTAAGGTCAAGACCTTCGACATGAAAGTCGTCACCGGCTCCAAGCCGGTTTTCGTGTTGCTGGACGAACTGCACCTTATGTCGTCCATGGCCGCCGCCGCCCGGATCATCGTCCAGATTCGCAACGGCATGCCGGCGCCGGAGTCGGTGCTGGTGATGATCACCACGCAATCGGACGAGCCCCCGGCCGGGGCATTCAAGACCGAGCTTCGATATGCGCGCGGCGTCCGCGACGGCCGGATCAAAGAAAGCCGTATGCTGCCGATCCTCTATGAATTCCCGGAGGAGATGCAGCGCAGCGGCGCGTGGCGCGATCCGGCGGTCTGGCCGCTGGTCAATCCGAACCTCGGCCGCTCGATCACCGTGGAAAAGCTGAAAACGAGCTATCAGGCGGCGGTCGAAAAGGGCGACGAGGATTTGCGGCTGTGGGCGTCGCAAAGGCTGAACGTCGAAATCGGCGTCGCCCTCCATGACGACCGCTGGCTCGGCGCCGATTATTGGGAAAGCGCGGCCGATCCGTCGATTACGCTCGACTCCCTGATCGCCGAGTCCGATGCCATCGTTTTCGGCATCGATGGCGGCGGGCTGGACGATCTATTCGGGCTGGCGGCAATTGGCCGTTGCAAGCGCAATCGCAGCGAATGGCGGCTCTGGTCGCATGCCTGGGCGCATAAGGATGTGCTTTCCCGGCGAAAGGAAATCGCCGACCGGCTGCATGATTTCGAGCGCGATGGCGATCTGACCATTTGCGAGACGCCGACGCAGGATTTCGAGGAAGTCGCCGACATCATCGCCCGCGTCCGGGATACCGGGCTGTTGCCGGAAAAGGCCGGCGTCGGCCTCGATCCGGTCGGCGTCGCAAACATGGTCGATGCGCTGGCGGTGCGCGGCATCACTGGCGATCAGGTCGTCGCGATCCCGCAAGGCTACCGCCTTTCGGGCGTCATCCAAGGCACAGAGCGCAAATTGAAGGACGGCACGCTGTGGCACGCTGGCGCGCCGCTCATGGCGTGGTGCGTCGGCAATGCAAAGGTCGAACAAAGAGGCAATGCGGTGCTGATTACCAAGCAAGTCGCGGGCAAGGCGAAAATTGACCCGCTCGTCGCCGCCTTTGATGCGGCCATGCTGATGAGCAAGAACCCCGAAGCGGTCGGGGCCGGCATGGATAGTTATTTCCGTAGCCTCGCGGGGAAAGCGGCGTGAGCCTCCTCCGCAAAATGGCGACCTTCTTCCGGCGGCTGTCCCTGCGCAGCCCGGACGGTTGGTATGCGGATGGCCAACGCTCGGATGCCGGCGAACCGATCACCGATCAAAACGTGCTGGCGATTTCGGCCGTATGGGCCTGCGTCAATCTGCTGGCGGGCACCATCGCGTCGCTTCCGCTCATGGTCTACCGGACCAATGGTCGGGGCGAGCGCACGCTGGCGCGCGATCATCCGTTGTTCCGCATCCTGCACGACAACCCGAATTACGATCAGACGGCTACCGACTTTTGGGAATACTCCTCGGCCTCTATTGAGCTTTGGGGCAATTCCTACGCGGCGATCGAACGGAATGGCGCTGGCCGGATAGCGGCGCTTACGCCCCTGCGCCCCGATAGCGTCAGCGTCCGCCGGCTTGAGGATGGAAATCTCGAATACCGCTGGACCAAGGACGGCGAGAACCATGTCGGCAGCGATCGCGCCGTCTTGCATATCCGGGGCTTTGGCGGCGATCCGCTCGGGGGGATGTCCACGCTGCATTTCGGCCGGCATGCTTTCGGCCTTGCCCGCGCGATCGATCGGGCGGCGGCCGGGACGTTCAGCAACGGCATGATTGCGCAAACCGCGCTGACATTCGAGCGGTGGCTAACTGACGAGCAGCGCAATCTGGCGGAAACCAAGCTCTCCGAGAAATATATCGGCGCCAAGAATAGCGGCCGGCCGATCATTCTTGAGGGCGGAACGAAGATCGATGTGCTTTCGATCAACCCCGAGGACGCGCAGATGCTCGAATCGCGCGGCTTCTCGGTCGAGGAGGTCTGCCGGTTCTTCGGCGTCCCGCCGTTCATGGTCGGGCACACGCAAAAGGTGACCAGCTTCGGCTCCGGGCTTGAGCAGCAGGTTTTGGGCTTTCAGAAATTCACCCTCCGCCGCCGCCTAAAGCGGATCGAGCAGGCTTTGGAAAAGCAGCTGCTTACGCCCGACGAGCGGTCGCGCGGGCTCACCATTGAATTCAACTTGGAGGGGCTGCTGCGCGGCGATAGCGCGGCGCGGTCGGCCTTCTATCAGTCGGCACTTACCAATGGCTGGATGACCATCAACGAGGTTCGGGAGAAGGAAAATCTCCCGCCGGTCGAGGGCGGCGATGTGCCGCGCATGCAGATGCAAAACGTGCCGATCACCGAGGCGGGCAAGCAGCAGGAGGCATTGCCGGCGCCGGCCGAAAATCAGGAACCGGAACCATGAAAACCAAGGATTTCACCCTCCAGCTGAAGAACCTTACCGAAGAGGGCACCTTCGAAGGCTACGGCTCGATTTTCGGCAACGTGGACGCCTACGGCGAGAAGGTGCTGCCTGGCGCGTTCGCGGAAAGCCTCGCCAAGCATCGCCGCGAGGGCACTAACGTCCTGATGCTCTGGCAACACGATCCCGACAATCCTATCGGCGTTTGGGAGGAATTGGCCGAAGACGGCAAGGGGCTTCACGGCAAAGGCCGGCTGATCCTTGAGGTCCAGAAGGCGCGCGAGGTCCGCGCCCTGATGCTGCAAAAGGCAATCGGCGGCCTGTCGATCGGCTATCGCGAAGTCGAGACCGAGCCGGACGGCAATATCCTCCTCCTGAAAAAGCTTGAGCTTTACGAGATTTCCCCGGTCGTGTTCCCGGCCAATCGCCGGGCGCGCATCGAGGCCGTCAAGCACGGTGATTTCGAAGCATTGGTGCGGCGCGGCGAGCGCCTCGAAGAACTGGCGCGGCGTTTCCGCGACGGCGACCCAATGCAAGCAAAGGAATTCGAGGAAATCCTGCGGGATGCAGGTTTCCCGAAAAGCGCAGCCGTACAGATCGCCTCTGTCGGCTACGCCAAAGCCATTCGGAGTGAGTCCGAGGGCAGCAAGGCGAACGAGCAGGCCGCGTTCCTTCAAGCCCTATTGCGCGGCTGATTTTTCCCCTAACTGCGAAAGGACTCCGCTATGCCGGACCCTGTAGAAAAGACCGCCGAGCAGCTGGCTCTGGAGGTCAAAGCCGAATTCGACAAGACCATGAATCAGGTCAAGGAGATTGCCGAAAAGGCACTCGCCGAGGCCGCCAAGGGCGTCGGCATGACCGACGATTTGAAGGAAAAGGCCGACGAGTCTCTCCTGAAAATGAATTCCCTGACAGAGCAGGTCGCCGAGATCGAGCAAAAGCTCGCGCGCGGCGGCGGCAAGAAGACCACCTCTGAAAAGTCCATCGGCGAGCAGTTCGTCGAGGATCAGGGGGTAAAGGACTGGGCACAGTCCAGCCCGAGCAAGGGCAAGGCCGACGTTCGCTTTAAGGCGACGATCACCTCCGCGACGACCGACACGGCGGGCGCCGCCGGGGCCGCCGTCGAAACCACCCGCCTGCCGGGCATTCTTGCCCTGCCGCAGCGGCGATTGACGGTGCGTGACCTGATTTCGCCGGGGCGCATGGACGGCAACGCGCTCGAATACGTCCGTGAAACGGGGTTCACCAATTCGGCGGCACCCGTCGCGGAAACGGCGGCCAAGCCGGAGTCGGACCTGAAATTCGATCTGGTCACGACCTCGGCGAAGGTCATTGCCCACTGGATGAAGGCGAGCCGTCAGATTCTTGACGACTTCTCGCAGCTTCGTTCGATCATCGACCAGCGCCTCCTGTATGGCCTCGCCTATGTCGAGGAAGGCCAGCTGTTGAACGGCGATGGCACCGGCCAAAACCTGCATGGGATCATCCCGCAGGCTACTGCCTATGCCGCCGCGTTCACGCCCGATGCGCCAACCGCGATCGATACGCTGCGGCTCGCTCAATTGCAGGCGGCGCTGGCCGAATATCCGGCCACCGGCCATGTCATGCACCCGACCGATTGGGCGCGGATCGAGTTGGAAAAGGACACGACCGGCCGGTACATCATCGGCAATCCGCAGGGGATGATCGGCCCGACTCTTTGGGGCCTCCCGGTCGTCGCCACGCAGGCAATCGCGGTTGACAAGTTCCTGACCGGCGCGTTCCGGCTCGGGGCACAGCTTTTCGACCGCTGGGACGCTCGCGTCGAGGCTGGATTCGTCAATGACGACTTCATCAAGAACCTCGTCACGATCCTCGCCGAGGAACGCCTCGCGCTGGCCGTCTATCGGCCGGAAGCGTTCATTTACGGCGACCTTGGCTATGTAGCCTGATCGATCAGGGGGCGGCCTTTCGGGCCGCCCTTTTCCTTGTCTTGAAAGGGAGCAACCACCATGGCCGAGTTCACCGTGAAGCGGCAGCATCTTGGCGACCGTATGTATTTGCCGGGCGATACCCGCCAAGCGGCAGAAAGCGAGGTCGCGCATCTGATCAGGAACGGCGTCCTGCAAAAAGAAAAAGCGCCGAAGCCGGAAAAGGGAAAAGCTGAACCCGGCGCCCCGGCAAACAAGGCCGAAGGCGCCGCCCCGAAGAATAAGGGCGCATGAGCATGCTCATTCCAAAGCATCGCCCGGTTCGCGTCACCCCGCCGGCCGGGCCGCCCGTCAGTCTCGCCGATGTCAAGAAAGCCCTCCATGTCGAGCACAACGAGGACGACGGCCGGCTTCAAGATGAAATCGCGGCAGCCGTTGCACATTACGAAGGGCCTGATGGCATCCTCGGCGGCGTTATCCTTTCCGAGCAAACATGGCGGCAGGATTTCGATCGGGTCGAGCAGAAATTGCTTCTGCCGCTGCGCCCGGTCGGCGATATCGTCACCGTGACTTGGAAGGATGAGGACGGCGCGGAGTCGACCATCGGCGACACCAATTATGCGCTCCTAACCGACGCCGCCGGCCGGTCTTATCTCCGCTTCCACGACTCCTATGAATTGCCGAACTATCTTTATGAGGTCGCGGGGGCGTCGGTCGAATTCGCCACCGGCTATGAGACCGTCCCGGCCGACATCAAGACCGCCGTCATCGTCCGCGTGCAATTGCAATATGACGAGGCCGCATCGAACAACGGCCAGAACCTTGAGCGCATCGAGGCGAATCTGATCCGCAAATATCGCCGACCGGGGATCGCCTGATGGCTATCGCGGCCGGCGATCTGCGCGAAACGATCATCATCGAACGCGCCAGCTACGTGCCGAACGAATTCAACGAGCCGGTTGAAACGTGGGCGCCCTATGTCAGCCGCCGCGCTCGGCGCGAGGATTCGGGATCGGGCGAGAAAGAGGCGGCCGGGCAGGTCGGCGCTTTCCTGATGGCGCGCTTTGCGATCCGCCGCGACGCCCTTGTCGATGGCATCAAGCCCACCGATCGCATCTCCTACGATGGCGCCCACTGGAACATCAAGGAGATGAAGCAACTCCGCGACAACACGCGCTATCTCGAAATCACCGCCGTAAAGGATTTGGGTTGATGGCTGGCGTTCGGGTCTCAATCGAAGGGCTGAAACAGCTGGACCAAGCCCTGGCCGAATTGCCGAAAGCGACCGGCAAGGCGGTTCTGCGCCGCACGCTGATCAAGGCCGGCGAGCCGCTGGCCGATGATATGCGCGCCAAGGCGCCCGACGATCCGCAAACCGGCGGCAACGATCTGCGAAGTTCCATAGGCGTCGGAACAAAGCTGTCCAAGCGGCAGGCGAAACTGCACCGAAAGGAATTCAAGAACGATAAGGCGAGCGCCGAGGTTTTCGTCGGCGCCGGGCCGGTGCCGCACGCGCATCTTCAAGAATTCGGCACCTCGCGCCACGGGCCGCAACCTTTCGCCCGGCCGGCTTGGGATGCCGGCAAAAATCAGGTCCTCGATACCATCAAGGACGAACTCGCCGTCCAGATAACCAAGGCGGCGCAGCGGCTTGCACGCAAAGCGGCAAGGCTGGCGGCAAAGGGCTAAATCCGAAATGGAAGAAGCGATTACGGCGCTCCTGTCCGGCGTGGCAGGCGGGCGGCGGTTCTGGACGCGCGCGCCCCAAAAGCAGGCGGACGGCTCGGCCATGCCGCGCCCCTATGTCGTACTTTTCCGCATCGATGGCGTGCCCTCCTACCACTATCAGGGCCGCGACCTGATCTCATCGCGCATTCAGGCGAATTGCTACAGCGACACTTTCACGTCCGCAAAGCAGACGGCCCGCGCGCTGATCGCCGCCGTCGAGGGCCATAGCGCCGGGATCATTCAGGGAATCTTCATCGAGGACGCCGGCCGCGATGTGACCGCCTCCGACCCCGGCGAGGTCACGCCGCTGTTCGCGATCGCCGTGGAATTCACGGTCATTCATTCCGCCTAACCCACCCCCAAGGAGCGCCGTCATGGTTACTGCCGCTGCAATCGGCTGGTCCACTACCTATGAGATTTGGGATGCCAGCCTTACCACTCCCGCCTTCGCGTTTGTCGCGGAGGTCAATTCCGTCACGCCCGGCGCCGCCGAGGTCGATCGGATCGACGCCACCCATATGCAAAGTCCGAACCGGCGCCGCGAATATATCGCCGGCCTGATCGACAACGGCGAGGCATCTTTCGAGATGAATTTCGTACCCGGCAGCGCAAGCGACGTGCTGATCCGGGGCCTCCTCGATAGCGGCGCCTCGGTCCAGCACCGCATCACTTTCCCGAATGGCCACCGCGTCACCTATAACGCGGTCATCACCGGCTACGAGAAAGAAATCCCGGTCGATGACAAGATGACCGCGACCGTGACCGTGGCGGTATCCGGGGCCGAAACTTGGGATGAGGCACCCTGATCATGGCAAATCCACACCGTGGTTCCGTCGCGTTCAACGTCGGCGACCGGGCCTATACCCTATCGTTCTCGATCAACGCGATTTGCGAGCTTGAGGAGCTTCTCGGCCAGCCGGTCCCGCAGATCGCCGCCACCCTCAACAAGCCCGAGGACATCCGCATGACGACCGTCCGCGCGCTGATCTGGGCGGCGCTGCGCGACTATCATGAGGAAGTCGATCTGAAAGAGGCGGGCGCCATCGCCAGCGAGGCCGGCATGCCGGCGGTTATGGAGGCGATTGGCCGCGCCTTTCAGCTTGCGTTCCCGGAGGCGGCGGACAACGCAAACCCTCGGAAAGCCCCGGCGCGCAAACCGGGGCGGGCGGCCTGAATCCGGTCGATCTGTTGCGAACATGGGTCGAAAGCGGTCAGGACCCCGCACGGTTTTGGCGGCTTACCGTCCGGGAAATCACCATCATCCTTGAGGGCTGCGCCAATCGCCTCACACGCCAGCATAACGAGCGGGCTTGGCTGGCGTGGCATATCGAGGCGCTCGCCCGCCAGACGCGACTCCCGAAATTGAAAACGCTTCTCCACGGCGCCCCCGGCAAGCGTCGCATGTCGCCCGAGGAAATCGAGGCGGTGGCGCGCACGTGGCTCGCCTCAAGGCAGAGGAAAAATCATGACATCAGCGGTCATCGGCGCCCTCCGGGTTAATCTCGGACTCGATAGCGCCGCGTTTCAGGATGGATTGAAAAAGGCGCAATCCGGGCTATCGCGCTTCGGCTCGATGGCAAAGACCGGGCTCATGGCCGGGGCCGCCGCTGCCGCCGCCGGCTTGGCCGCTTTCGGCGTCTCGGTAAAGGGCGCCATCGACGCCGCCGACGACATGTCGAAAATGGCTCAGAAGATCGGCATTCCGATCGAGGAGCTTTCGCGGCTGAAATATGTCGCCGATCTGTCCGGCGTCTCGATGCAGACGCTTGCCACCGGGGTTCGCAAGCTCTCCGTCAATATGACCGACGCGCTGGCCAAGCCCACCAGCGAAGTCGCGGCGGCCTTCCAGAAGCTCGGCATCGAGTTGACCAACGCTGACGGGTCCATGCGGTCGTCGCAAGAAGTGCTCATTCAGCTGTCCGATAAATTCGCGGCCATGCCGGATGGCGCGGAAAAAACCGCGCTGGCGATGAAGCTGCTTGGCAAATCCGGCGCCGAAATGATCCCGCTGCTGAATGGCGGCTCGGCGGCCTTGACCCAGATGATGGCCGAGGCCGACTCCTTCGGGCAGGTTTTCACGAAGGAAATGGGCGCCAACGCCGAGGCCTTCAATGACAATATCTCGCGGCTGACCGGCGTCATCGGCAATCTCGCGGCGCGGGTGGCGACCCAACTCCTGCCGCATATGGTGGCCTTCTCCGAATGGCTCGTCCAGAACGCCCCGGCAATCGCCAACTTCGCCGTCAAGATGGTGAAATTCGGCGCGGGCGTCGCTGAACTCGGGATGGCAATCGGAAAGCTCGGGCAGGACATTTATGCGCTGGTGACCGGTGCATGGGCGGAATTCGAGGCGGCTTGGAACCGCATCATCGAGAAGCGCAATCAGCTTGTCGCCGCGATGCAGTCGTTCGGGCAGGAGGTCATTGCGGCCTTCATGGCGCTGCCCGCGCGCATGGCGGAAGTCGGCGGGCAGATCATTGATGGGCTCTGGAATGCCATCAAAGCACGGTGGGAGGTGGTCAAGGCCGGCCTCGCCGCGTTCGGGCACGAAATCGTCGCCGCCTTCAAAGCGATCCCCGGCCAAATGGCCGCGATCGGCACAGATATTATTGATGGCCTCTATAACGGCATTCAGCAAAGGTGGAACGCCGTCAAAGGTGGCCTTTCCTCGATCGGCCACGGCGTCATCAATTTCATCAAAAACCCGCTCCAGACGCACTCGCCGTCGCGCGTCATGCATGAAATCGGCGGCTACGTCATTCAGGGCCTCGCCAACGGCATCATGGCCAACCAGCCTTTGGCATTGAGCGCAGCGCAAGAATCCGCCGGGGCGATCACAGGCGCATTCGATGGTGTGCAGCAGATCGGCGGCACAGTTTCCGGGATGCTTACCAGCGCGTTCCAGGGCCTTATAGACGGCTCCAAGAAGGTCAAGGACGTTCTGAAAGACCTTCTCGGCCAGCTGGCGCAAATGCTGATGAACCAAGCGTTCCAA